CTTAAGAACTGGCGTATACGTGCTCCGAAAGTCTCCGTGTGTTCTAGCATCCTGATCCTATCCTTTTCTTGCCCTTCCATCTCAGCCTGTTCGGGCCATACCGAAGGGCCATTCTCTTAGTGGCCGCTTCACTGATCTTCCTACACCATTCAGCATTTCTTGGGGGACGCTTTATTCCGCGTCTGCCCTTCTTTGCGTTCACTTCGTCTGAGTACTTTTTACCAGTGATTATTGCTCTCATCTTTTCTCTGGTTTCTTCCGAGCACTCTCTGCCTACGGTTCCTTCTCCTCCATCGGTCAGGTTATAACCTCTGGGAGCCTTAGTATTCAACAAGGATATGTAGAAAGTCTCTACAAAATCCATCTCTTCTTTGGATTCGCAAGTGTGAATGGTCTCTACAGAAAACTGTTCAGGAGAGTGTTTGTGAATTGCTTTGTGCAGGTACCCAAATCTGCTTTTTGGGTTTACCAAAGTACCCCATCGAACATGCTGTCTCCACCTGTACAGAGCAGAAAACACCGTCTGCCCTACGTATTGTTTTCCTGTGATTTTGTTGGTTACTAAATAAATTATCATTGTCCCCTCCATATAAGGTCGCGCAAGGTGGTGTATATGGCACCACCCGCGCTAGCCCCGAGCCGCTAAACTCGGAGATTTTATCCTAAACCACATTTTCCCTGCCAAACTGGAATCTCTTTTTGCACAAATACTGAGCTGCGCTTTTCTCTCTCACTCGCCATCTTTAGCAAATAAAAGTGAGCTGCTAAAGGGTCTGTTTTAGCAAGAATTCTTCCGTAATCGTCAATGGCATCTTCTGCTGGTTTATTACGGGCTGAATATATTCCATACAATCCGTACCTAAAGCTGTCATAAACGTCGTCACTACGGGTGTCTACTTTTAATACATCATCAAGGTTGTCGGGATCACGCATCAAACTTGGTATGGAAAGAATAATTTCTTTGCAAGTGTCAAGTATTACCAAGTCCCCGTTTTTTAACATATTATATATTAACGAGGCACCACCAACACGGTCAGGGTTAGCTCTAGAAACAGGTGGAAGACCCAATTCCCTAAGTTCTTTAGAATATTCATCAGCAGGCGAGTGTGTAGTTACCTGTCTTGAAAACTTTTCATGGGAGAAGAAAATAGCCTTAGGCTTTACAAATCTTTTTTCAGAGTCACCGGGCATTTTGCACATATTCTTGAACAGACTTGCCCATTCCTTGTGCGTCTTGCCCCCTTGCGTAACTATTTCTCTGAAACACACTGTCTTGAGCTTATACTCTGAGCCCATAGTGCGCACCATAGCTTTTGTGAAGAGATGAGCAGCATTGGCGTGACCAACGCCCCAGTCTTGTGATCCCCAAACGGGTTGCCAAGATTGCCAGATAATTGCTTCTGGGTCTTCGCGGAGGTCGATGACATGCTCGAATGGGTCAAAACAGTCGAAGTACTGACCTTCAACCGCGCCGTCCAAGCCTAGCAGGAGTTTATCCCGCTTAGCCTTCGGCATGCTGTTCAGACGTGCAATGATATTCGGGTCGCGTTTCAGCAGTTCGGGGTTGTCCATTACTGTCGAACGCTGACAGGCGTAATCGGCAGGGTTATAAACGCAATGCCAATTTCCGCTCTCCTGCACCCACCATGTTCCGTTGGTTTCGTCCTTGCGTGCGCCTTCAGGTTTATCGAACGGTTCTTTCTGAACGAACACCGTACGGTAGTACTCGTAGTATGGGCCAAGCGGGTTGGTGCAGCCCCAAATTACTGATAGAGGCATGTTGCCATTTGCATCGGGTTTGCATGATGCATTCACTGTGTTACGTGAAAACAACATCATCCATGCATCAGGTGAAAACTGTCCGGCTTCGTCAACAAGGATAGCGGGATAGGCTTGTCCAAGATACTGTTCGATGTCCCGCATTTTGTTGTTTTGGCAATGCCCGAAAACAACTCTAGAACCATTGACAAAAGTGGCGACATGTTTTGTCTGGTCATACGAATAAAGTTCTTTCGGAACGAATGTCTTGAAGTCAGCGATTGCACCCGATTCCAATTCCTTGAATGTGCGTCGAAGTATGAGGATGTCGCAGCCTTCATAGGCCAGCGTGTAGTTCATAACCATATACATGAGCACGCCAACCGTTTTTCCTGAACGAATACCGCCGACACTGAGGCACTGTGGAGCCAAAGCGCGCACATAGGGTGCGCCCTGTACTGTCCTCATCTCCAGCAACTCAGTTTGCTTAGGCTGGTGCTTGAAGATTTTGCTTATCTCTAGCGTGCCGTCTGCATTCAGGTACGCCGGACGAGCACTTTCTTCCTTCACCACTTTTTTTGCCATAAACCTGAGTCCTTACCCGCAGTTGTGAGGCTGCTTTCGCGCCCACTCTTTGTCTGCTTCAATGCCCTCTTTGTTCTCCGTAAATTCTGCGTCAATAAACGAGGGCTTCAGCGTTGGCTTAGGCTTCTCCTCGGTAATCTGTTTGTTCACCATCTCGGATGGCGCGGTTAAAACTACAACCTTCACGCCCTGAGTCTTCATAGCGTCTATTTCTTCTTCGCTCTTGGACGGAGCACCATATGCACGCAATGTCAACTCTTTGAACGCCTGCACTGAGGCCATGGCACACTTAGCGTCCATCACTGTGAGGTATGATCCGTCAGCCAGTCTTATAGGATGCCCTAGTTTGTCCAGAACGGGTTGGTGTGGGGAGGTAGATGCGATCAACACTATGTTGTCGAACATCTCCCTGAATCTACTTTCAGAACTCTTTTCCCCAGTTACGGGAGCGTTCAGCAAATTGCGCATGAGCCGAGTAACGTCTGCCGTCTTGGGCATCGTTTTGGGAGAGCGCACGAATTTTCCCTTTTCGTTCCTGAACACTTTTACTGGAGTATGAGATTCGTGATGTAGAATCATTTGTTCAGAAGGTTGAGCCGGAGTTTTCTTTTCCTCCGGCTTTCCCTCGGTCTGCTTTTCTGAGTCTTCTGCCATTGCTGGCTCCTTATTTCTTTTTAAATTCTAAGGAAACATTATCGAAGAGCCACTCTGCTGGATTCAACAAATACCTGCGTGTAAGGTCTTCAACAATTTTGGTAAAATCCTGTTGTGCTTTCTGCGTGATTTGGCTCAGCCTTTGTATTTCCATTTGGGCTTTAAGATAAGAGTTCTCCACTTCACGAATCATCAACTTCTCATCTGCAGACAAAACCTGCGTCAGTTTCTTTGCTTCCGCTTTCACTGATGGGGATTCGCAAGGGAAGCAACGCGCATCGGCTTCAATCTTCTTGACCTCGGCAACTACTTCACCTTCAACTTTGGTCACTTCTGCTTCTACTGCTTTCACTACTGTTTCAACTTCGCTCATCTGAGTCTCCTATTGTTTTGGGTTAAAAAATTGTGAGACCCTTTACCAAGGCCCCCTTACGAAAAATTCCTCTGTCACTCAACATCAGTCTGGCCCGCTCGAAAGCCTCTCCATGATCGTCCCTGAGATCGAGGTACACATGTATACATTCGTGAGCTAATGTTGTCATCCTGCTAGACGCTGGTCCACACAGCTTTTTACTAAGCGCAATTTGATACTTATGGTACCCGTCGTTCGCTTTGTCTGCGAATCCAAACAGTTTGTCTTCCAAACGCATATCGTCTTCGTCTTCGTTTAACCACCGCACACAGACTCGGGTTGGCAACTCGTTATTGAAAAATTTTCGATTGATTATATTGTAGTAGCGCTTTAACGTCTTGTCTGATTTCACGGTCTTGCTCCCCAGCTCACCGTACGAATCTCGTACATTCGAGCAAGGCACAAAAAAAGCCCAACCCTTTTGAGGTTGAGCTTTTGAGTTTGGGGAGTGTTTGAGGCACTCCCCGCCGCAGTTTATAAGGCTGCAGCATGTGTATGAATTATGTATGATTCTTAGTATACGCTCTTTCCACTCGGATGTTTGCCCGTCGCTTGCGCGTTGCTTCCCTTGCGAATCCCCATCGTAACCCGAGTAAACGCAAAAGCTGCCCCGAGTATGACGAGGCACCCCCTGAATTGCACAGGTTCGGCTCATTGTGTACTTGGGTTGAACCATACAGACCCGTTTGCTACGCTTTCAGGTTTGATGCATTCAAACCGGGCAGGAGCCGCCCATTCATCGCTATTGCGATGCTCAGTGTCGGCACTCTGAGGAGCCGGGTAAGAATCGCTTAGCGTATCTTACCATTCAGCGCAGCTTTTCAAGCTTACACGCTGAAACTTTGGAGCCCAAGGAAGGAATTACACCCTCGACCCTCGCATTACAAGTGCGATACTCTGTTGACTGAGCTACATGGGCAAAACTTTGCGCCCTAGTATCGTGGGGCGCTACACGTCGTTCTTGATGTCAGGCTCTGAGGCTACTGGCTCAAAGAACAAACTTGATAGAAAGGCAGGAGGTGATTGAACGGCTGGTAGAAACATGCCGGGTGTCCTGCGTACTCCGGGACGATTCCCGGGGCTAACCACATCTCAGCTTCTTTCTTCCTCAGCCAGCGCTCGGCGCGACCTCGCCTGTACTGAGTTGCTCGATGGGCGCGCCGGTTGGTTGTCCGGCGCTGTACGTTATACATCATGCCCAATGTCTTTGGTGTAGTCGAGGCCCGAGTTCACGGGCAAGCATCCCGTATTGTCAGCGCGTCCATAGACACCTTTTCCCACTATGTAAATTATACACCCGTACCCCCCTCTTTGTCAAGTCCCCACGTTCTACCTATCCTTCCCCTAGACATAGGGACGCATAATCTTCGGCAGTCAAGTAGCGCTTTTGTGCTGCCAGCCGATTATCCCTCTCATTTTGCTCCTCTGGGGACATTTCTGAGATTGTTTTGTCAATTAGCACCATTCTTTCTTCTGCCTCCTTAACTTCTTGTATTTCACGCACATACAGTGGCAATCGAAAGTACGTGTTCATTTCGCGGCTTTCGGCATCCGCCAGTGCTTCTGGGGATAAGCTCAGGCGCAACTCCGCAACCTTGGCTTCCCTGCGCTCCTGCACCAATTTTTTCCTTGCTTCTTTTTTCTCTTCTTTGGTCATGTGTATCTCCTTGATAACAAGTATACTACAGTTCGGGAGCAAAAGTCAAGCACAATCTTCGGGAACGTGCCCACTTGACACCAACACAGTTTTGTGATAGACTAATTAAAACCCTGAGGGCAATATGTACTATACTTATAGGGCTAATAGAATCAACAACATAGATGTAAACCCAAGAAAACACACATACTTAGGGGGTTCTAGTAGTGTTTTCAACAACTTAGCCCCTAGAAAGACGCGTATCCTATTGAAAACAATGAAAAAGACACCTGAAAACATAAGCAAGGCCCGCCAGCAGGCCGGGGAGCAGGCAAAAATCTGGAGGGCAGCAATCGCGGCAGCGCGCGCGGAGCCGATCCTGTCACCAGCCAAGCACACCGAAGTCGCACACCGGGTAGCCTATGCGCAGGCGCAGATCGCTGAGATCGCTCGGGAACTCAAGAAATTGAGAAAGCAAGGAAAAAAACCTTTTTGGAGATGAAAATGGGAAGACCATTGAGTGTTCAGAGGAGATTTTCATGATTGATACCTCGACGCTGCCCCTGCTTAACCTCAGCACACTGCAGCTCCCGATGAACGTTGTTTTGGTGCAGGATGCCGAAGGTCTCACAAAGGTACAAGCATTTCTAGAAAGCACAAAGGGCGGGGTCATCGGCATTGACACTGAGACGAACCTTAGCAAAGATTTCTACTTCCGAAAAGTCCGCACTATTCAGGTAGGAAACAAAGAACAACAGTTTGTTATTGATCTGCTCGCATTTTCGGGCACAGAAGAAAACCTTTGTGAGACTCAGGGATATTTCAAGTGTCACGAGGTTTACAAGCCCATATTCGATGTGCTCACGCCTGCTCTGTGCTCTAAAAATTGGCTCAAGTGCGGACAAAACTTGTCGTTCGAATACACAGTTTTTTTCTGGAACTTCGGACAACGCACCTGGCACCTGTATTCTACCGATCTGGCAGAGCGCGTCATTCAGGCTGGTGCGATCAGCCTCAAGAAGATGGCCGAATTTTCCATGGCATCTATCGTGGCTCGACGCTTCGGCGTACAAGTGGATAAGACTGAGCAGGGCACATTCGATCTGAAAAGCCCGTTAACGCGAGCGCAGATTGACTACGCAGCTTTCGACGTGCGTATGCCCCTTTCGATTAGGGAGCATCAGCTTCGGGAGATGACAAAGGACCAGTTGCTCTCCACAGCGCAGATCGAGAATGACGCTCTGGGCGCATACACCGATATGCATCTCAATGGCATGCGAATCGACAGTGAACGTTGGATGAAGCGCATCGACGCCGTATTTGAGAGACGCAAAGAAGAACTGAAAACTCTGGATGAAAGCTTCATTCCAGTTGTGGGCAGAAAAGATTCTCAGATTGACTTCTGGGAAATGGCACAGCGTGAGTACGCGTGGCGTGAACACTTCGAGAAGGCAACTCCTGAGGAGATGGCCAAGGCTGAAGCGGTGCGCTATACACGGGATGCTGGGCAGAAAGCCGTGCTTAAAGCTGAGCTGGAAGCACTGACGAAAGCGCGGAAGGCTAAGAAGGCCGAGGCTAAGCGTGCATTTTCAGAATTGAGCAAAGCGCACACTGAGTACAAGAACAAACTGCCGAAGATGGAAGGTGAAGCCTACATCAACTACGGCTCCAATGATCAGCTCCTCGAAGCTCTGAAGAAATTCAAAGGCATGAGCACGCTGGCAAGCGTAG